TTTGTTTGTGTTTGTTGGGATGGCCCGTTGTCTGCTCTTTTTGGATGATTTGTGGTTACCGTTCCTGACATGGTTTCTATGTTATGCCAGTGTCCGAACATTTGATCATTCTCAGTCCCACCAAAAGTCGGCCCGGCGGCAGCGCTTGTATCGGGCCTTACAAGGACACCATGCGACCCAGAACCCCTTAAAGAAACACCCCTTGCATCCGGTAAAATCAAATATATTCCAGCGGTATTTCTGGAAGTTCCGGCGGCATCGTCTGCATGATAAAACGCTGGGGCTGTTGGATTGCTTGGATCCCCGACGTAAACAGCAGCATCCAGCTCAGGATAGCTTGATATTAAAACACCCTGTCCTTGCAGCAATAAAACGCGGTCTCCATTAACTGCTGGATCGCCATCTTTCCAATATGTAACACCCATTCCTGGACCAACCGCAAAACCTTTTTGTATTGCCTCTATGCGCTGAGATGTCACGGGGGCCTCGTCCACTCCATCCGGGGTTAGTGCCGCATAAGTCATTAGCGCCTGATTAAATCCCCAGAAATCATCTATCATTACTTTTACAAATTCTGTTCCATCGATAGCAGATGGGCCAGTTGCATTAATTGCTTTTGTATTTGGAAAAGCAGCGCCGTTCGTGTTTATAAAGCTTGCCAAATAATCTTTCATCTATTTCCTCCTAAGTAAATTCTGCGAAATATGCACACCATGTGTAAAGCGGCTTATATTTTAAAATCATCCTTTCGAATTCCTGTTTTCTTTCAATTGGAATGATTATGTTTTCTATTTCTTCAATTGCATTCGTGACACCATTTCTGACAACATTACCACCAACAAAGAAAATAAAAGGCCACGAACACGGAGCATCTGGAATATGATAGTCAATTTCAGATAATTGAATATCATTAAATAGGCCAGCTACTGCGGACGCATTCCCGGCAAAAGCTATGGCCCCGTTGGCCTGCATTTCATATAATGGGAATTGAGTAAAAAGATCACCATTCACCAAAAGGAACCCGCCCTGGCGTCTTGCAAATGCATCCGCTCTGCCTGCATATGCATTAAAGCCCCCAGCGACCATTCTGAAGCGCTGATCAATCAAGATATCAGGGTTTATTGCCGGATCATTTTGATATACTTGCGCATTAAAGCCGGCTGATTGAAGCTGATCTTCTAAAAAATCATCGGTCCCATCTGCGTCGCTGCCAAACATTATTGTGGCTAAATTTTGCCTTTTTTCGGCATCAGTTAAACTTGGGTTTGGTGATATTCCATATTCTTTTTCTAATTCATCCAGTAATTCAGTAAGATATGGATTCCTTATATTTGCTAATTTCTGTAAAAACAATTTTATTGTTTCTAAATTTGCTGCCTCACCATTATAAAATAAATCAAATCCGCCGCCCGGCTTAATCTGCCAGATAGCCCCCTCTGGCAATAATGCTTCTAAAACAGATTTCATTATATCAGACATATGTAATTGATCCCGCCTTTGCCTTTTCCCCCGGGCTTAATCTATAATTAAATAGGCTCGTTGGGAAACTGGTTCCAAAAATTAAACTGTCTGCTGACCCGCCCGCCGCGCTTAATACATCTTGAACAACATCTGAAATTGTTAAATCAGTGATCAAATCATTTCTTGTAAATATTGGGTCTAACCCATCAACATATGGATTTAAAGATAAAAAATATTGAGTTAATGCCGTTTCAATATCTGTTTTAACCTGGGCTTCTTGATCTAAAGCAATATCGAGATTATTTATCCGAACAAAAAATTCAATCCTTGTAATAGATTCAACAAAAAGGGTTTCGTCTGTAAGCCCCAGCCCCTGTCTGGATAATCCGGTTTCCGGATCAGTGTTCAAAGCATCCCTTACATCATCAAGCAATCCGGAAGGGGCAATGCCATCCGGATCAATCCCAGTGTCCGCCTCCACAAAAACTGTTCTTTCTGGTGGAACAGCGCTTCCATTATTTAATTCCAGCGAATCCGGATTCCCAGAATATGGGAACGCTCTTGCAACTCCAGCAACAGCCTGAGCCCATATTCTAAAATCTGCTGAATTACTGCCGCCTCCTTGGGATCTCAAAACATCCAGAATTCTGATCCTATAAGCATCATCTGTTTCTTTTTCAACACCTAAATTTAATATATCTGTAACCGTTGCCTGAGATTCAGCACCCGGTATTTGTGTCCCAATATTCAATATATCCGTAAGATTCAAATTTCCAGACACCCCAGAGTTTTCAGCCGTTACATCTAAAACCGCAACTCCTCCGCCTATTAATCCAGGGGCATTAAGAAAATATCTTTCACCGTTTGAATCGCCAATAAAATCTGTAGTAATTGGGATCACGGTTCCATTTGTTCCGGGGAGCTCTATTTCTAAAACAGCGGATTCCGCAGGTTTTCTTACAACGCCCCTATTATTCCCAAGCAGATCAAGGCCATCACCGCTTGCAGTTAATACAAGATTCTGCAATGTCCTTTCAACCCCATATTTATAAAGCTGTGTGAAATTCATTGCGTTAATTGAAGACTGCACCTTTAAAAAGGCTTTATCAACCGCAGGGGATGTTTGACTTAATTCAGATTCATAATTTGCTAAATTATTTTCTTTAATTTGTTTTGTAGTTGGTATGTTTTGAGGCATTTACTCCCTCCCATGCGCTGGATCATTGGCTTGCTCAATCCAATTCAATCCGTTTTTTTGTATTAATATTTCAAAAGAATCTCTTCCCGGGGGTGTTATCAAAATATTGTATAACAATATTTGACCAGCAGGATTCGAAATAGTCACTCCTATATCAGAAGCCAAACCCTGAGAAATCATCCAAGCCAATGCTTTCTGGACAGCGTCTTCTCTGTCGGCCAACGATTGAACAGTAATCGGAGTTTCGTTTGTATCTTCAAAATCTGAACCGATCTTTTCATCATCTAAATCAAACAAGGTATTCCCGGCCCAACCCGGTCTTGTAAACAAAGATATTTTCACAGCATTTTCAAGGCCACGGTCCATCTCTGGCTGGCCCCCACGGAAAACCATTCTTGAACCATTTTCGTCCATATATAATGCTGGATCACCCTGAAATCTATCGCTCATGGAACTTTTACCTCGTCAATTTTGGCTGTTGTGGCAGTTATAACTATCGGAGTCGGAGTATAAGCGCCCCCAATCGCAGTTGCAATTGCCGTTAGATTCGCATTTATGTCTATTGCCAATTGTTGTAAAATCGCATTTAGGGCATTATATCTAACAGCAAAATCGGCATTCCCATTGATTTCCAGAATACCTGTTTGTAAAAAATTAATGAATGCTTTAATTGTTGTTCCATCAACACTGTAAAGCTTCTTTTCACCCGGCTCCATTGTCGGGGTAACTTTATCATCAACAGCAAATGCAATCTTATAAGATTCAGTGACCGAAACTATAAAAACAGCGGATTCGATAGCTGGCGGGCTATCGTCCCCCGGCTGTGGAGCCCATTCGACTGACTGAACATCTTTGGGGTCTGTCAGTGTACACTGAAGCATTCTCACATTATTTTTGCCGTCCTTATTTTTTTTGATTTCGCTGCCAGTGACAATGCCTATTTGCATCTTAACCCCATGGTTCAACAATTGCTTCAGATGTATATACCTGAGGGGGAACTAAATTTAATGTGCTTGTAAGCCCCCCGTTCTCTTCTTTATATTCTACTCGTCTGATTAAAAATGTAAACCCATTCGGGACACCGATGGTTTTAGAAACTACAGTGACCAGAGTATTTTCCTGCCACAAATCCCCTGAGGGATCATAAAATCCGGTGACCGGAAATGGAATTGTTAGCGCATCAGCGAGCTGTTTTGAACGCTGCCATTCAGCGACTTTTTTTACGCTCCCCGCCGTGGAATCATTTGATTTGAAAGTAAAAAATCTTGATTTTGGAACACGGTCATCTTTGGCAATGCCTATTTTTTTATCAAATTTATCCGGTGTGTCGGTTATGGCCCTGTAAACATTAAACCTTTTCCGGCCATCAAAGGAGGCAGCAAATTTCACAGTTCCGGCCTGGCCCTCTTCAATTGTTCCAACGGGTTTAAGTTTAGTTTTTGCCTGAGTGATTAATAAATCGCCCTCCCTGGTGGAAGAAAGAAGAAGAGATCTCTGTCTTGCTAATGAATTCAAATGTTTAAAGATTTTATCATCTTCCCTTGCGGTGACCCTATCAAATTGACCACTTGCATCCACGCCATCATCAATAATTGTTTTAATGCCATATGGTCCGGCCAATTCATCACACCTCTGTAATAATGTTACCCCAGCTTTTTCATATGGAGGCTTCAAATTAGAGTCTATTAAATCCGCCGTTTTACTGAAACAAATAAGAGATTTTGTTCTCCCTGAATTACCAATCTCCTGATTAACAATATAAAGATTTCCGGACACCAGTAGTTCCCCGCCAATGTATGCCTCGGCTTCAGAATATGAGTATGGCGCCGTTATTTGGTCCAATTGGTTATCAACACCCGGTTCCCATGCAAATACCCCTGAGAACGCATCTGCTACCGTGTCCATGGTTCTTATAACTGAGGAATTGATAAAGGGGATATCTCTTCCCCCAATGATAATTGAAATTTTATTCTTGTCCCTGTCAATCTTCTGCTTTAAATCATTTTTGAGCTTTTTAAGTTCAGGAAGTTCCGGAATAATTAGCACTTCCCCGGGAAATATTACATCCGGATCATCGGATTTTAATGTTGATTGATTCGCATTGAATATTGTCGGCCATCTCGTCCCATCTCCGTATGCCCTTGCCGCAATATCACTTAAGGTGTCGCCAACGACAACAGTATACTGTTTTCCGGGAATAGGATTAGACATACACCACAACCTCTGTCCCTGCCTTTAACAGTAAAATATCATTGCCTTTTAACTCATTAGAAGAAATGAATAGATCAAAATTTATATCGTTTTCGCCAAGATCTCCATATTCAGTAATTGTAATTTCAATCGGAGCCCTATCTCTCTCGATCGTAAATCTTTTTTCTATCTTCAGATCAAACAGGGCAAGGAGTAAATATTTCAATGCCTGCCCAATTAAAATGGTTAGATCAGAATATGCCTGTGTCTGACTAAAATACTGAAATTCAATATCATTGTTTTGGAACAATTCCTGAGTATCGTCCAGGGTCTCCGTTATTGAATCAAATAAAGTTATCAATCTTTGTGTACTCTCAATTGCCTGTGCACGGGTCGCAAGCGGGCCAGTAATTACCACATTGGCCACAGCGACCAAAACAGCAGATAATCCCAATTCTTGCGTTAGAACTTGGTTTTTGTCTTCCTGGGTAATTCCCTCCGGAGACAATTCAGAAAACCCAGCGGCAAGCGATTCATATGTACTGAGCCTCGATTCAATATCATTTGTTGCCAGCGCGGGGGTTTGAATTAATTGTTGAATCTGGCCAGCCAAAGTTAAGGGTTTAAGAATTACAGCATCCAATGTGTCCTGAATACCCCTTTGAATTGCATTAAAAAGACTATTTAATTCAGCAACTTGTTCAAATAATGGAGATAAAATATTGTTCGATATTGTTGAAATGGAAGCGGCAGTATTTTTAATTGCCTGCACCGCCGAAACTTTCGTTAAATCCGCGCTATCATTTAATTGATCAGCAGATGTTAAATTGCTTTGAGCCTGCTGAGCATCAACAAGACTTGCCAATTCCTGACTTGAAAGAATTTCATCAATCGCTATTGATTCTATCCAGTCCAGATCAAAAGCAGTGACATTCCCGCTGGTAATCGGCTGATTATTTTCAGTGATGGAAGAAAGCTGCAGGGTTAATTTCCCATGGACCGGGTGTATTACTTCCCATTTCCCATTTTCATCGCAAGCACTCCAAAACCGTTGCGATTCCAAATCATTATCCGGACCCTCAAAAAAAACAGTCATTGGATATTTACTGGCATTTACGTCCAGGTCCTGGACAAATGAGCCAAGCTTCAGAGGATATGTGAATGTCCCCAATTTCTTTTCTTTAACCCTGGTTGAACCCTGCCATAATGGAACAAAAATATTTCCCTGAGGAGATTTTAAATTTATGGTTTCTCTCAGCCGGTCATTCCACGCCATTATATATTCGCTCCCAATAATTCAAGGCCAACCGGTGCAGCCCCTTTTGTTTCAGATTTCACGGTGGATCCAGCTGGGGCTCCAGCTATATCCAGACGCCCATTAAAATTAATTTGCTGCGCTTTTGCTTCTTCTTTATTTGGAGCAATAAATTCAGTTGTTTTCTTTTGCTCTACTTTTGCCTTCATATCTTTGCTGGTCGCATCACCGAACAAACTAAATATTGATTTAAAGACCCCGAACAATCCTTTTAAAGCGGTCCAGATTGCTTTTGCACCATCAACAAAAAACTTCTTCACAGATTTCCATTTAACAATTAAGAGAACAATCGCCCCTATTAATAAAGCTACACCTGCGACAATCAAACCAACAGGATTTGCCACCATCGCTGCATTCCATAGCCATTGTGCGGCTGTAACAACTTTTATCACTTTCAAAAAGTTCCACAGCACTAATGGTGCCTTAAGTGCCATTATGCCAAGCAAAATTAATTTCCAAGTTAAGAAAGCTGCAATTAATGGTTTTAGAATCGGGGCAAATAATTGAAATATGCCAAGCAATCCCTTGCCAAATAATAACAAAGATTTCATGGCATCAATCAGGGGCTGTATATTTATTTTCCGGACAAAAGCTGTAAACTTATCCAAAGCCCCGCCGCCCTGTTTTTCAAAGGCTGTTATAAACTTAAAGCCCAATTCTATTGCTGCAGATTGAAGAGATTTGATTCTATTTTGCAGAGATTTGCGCATAATTGACGCCATTCTCTTTGATTCCCCACCAGCATTCATGAGCTCTTTTCTGAAAGATCTTATTGATTTTGTGCCAGCTTTTAAAAGAATATTAATTCCGGTAACCGCCCTTGCGCCAAAGATAGTTGCCAGTGCAGCCGTCTTTTGCTGGGTCCCCATTTTCTTTGTGGATTTTTCGAATTGACCTAAAATATCAACTATATCTAAGAAATTTCCTTTACTATCTTTCGTCGTTATATTCATTTTGTCGAGCTGCTTTTGTGCTTCTCCTGTTGGTTTTGCAAGCCGGAGCATTATGTTTCGAAGATTAGTTCCGGATTCGCTTGCCTTCACACCAGAATTAGCCATGGTTCCGGCAAGAGCTGAAAATGATTCCAGAGATTGACCTGCAGCCGTGAAAGCCGGGGCTCCCTTTTTTATTGTCTCAAATAAATCTTCCATATTGGTATTTGTGGAAGACATTGTTTTTGCCATCACATCATTTAATCTTGTGAAATTAACCTGCAATTTTGTTGTATCTTTGGTCATTAAACCAAATGCACCCAGAGAATCACTGGCAATATCGGTGGATCTGGCAAGATCTAAATTTGCAACTGTGGATAAGTCCACAACTCCCGGGAGGGCAGCAATTGATTGTTCAGCATTAAAGCCGGCCATCGCCAAGAAATCCAATCCACCGGCGGCCTGTCCAGCGCTAAACTGTGTTGCTGCGCCAACAGCTCTTGCTGTTCGTTTCAATTCCTGAAGTGTTGCCTGCCCCTGAGCGGTCCGTAAATTTAACCCCTTAAACTTCGCACTGGCCGAAATAATAGCCTGGTCGAAATCAATGAATTGAGTTAGAACAGCCCCCAGCCCCTGCTTTAAAAGAGAAATTCCTTTCATTAATACATTTGCTGTTAAGAAAGCTTTAAGAGTATCTCCAAATCTTGAACCTGCTCTTGAGGCTTTGCTAAAAGCACGACTCGCATCATCACCAAACAATTTGGAGCGCTTGCGCATTTTATCAAACGCTCCACTTATTTTATCTCTTGCTTTAAATATGGTTGAGACTTTAAAAACGCCCATTAATTACCATCCTGGATTTCTTTAATAGCGTTTTTATATCCCTTTTCGATTGATTTGTGCCACTTGTCCCAATACTTCATTTCTTTGAACCCCATGGACTTAATCTCTGAGGGAGGAACCTTTCTATAAAAAAGGCCCCCCATCATTACATGAAGGGCATTTATGCCAAAAAAAGCAAGGTACCCAATGCCTCAGCCAAAGATAAATCAGCCCCTTTCAGTTTTGCAATCCCTCCGGATCCAATACCAGTTATAGAGCCAATTAATGCGAACATTTTTGCATATTCTTCATCCGCTTTATCCATAGCAAGCTTATGTTTCCCTTCCAATTCTCGATACTTTAATTCTTCGCCAGCCTTACCTATTTTCTGAATAATAACAATCGTATCGTCTTTGATCTCAATTGTTAATCTTCCCTTTTTGATTCCATTCAGTATTTTCTTGCAGCTTGATTTTGCAGATGATTTTTCTGTCCCCTTATCAAAATCCTTGGGATCAACATCATACCAATCTACAAGAACATCCAGTTGCTGTTGAGCAACTTCTTCACTTAAAATCATTTTTTTATCATCATTGATTTTTTCTTTTTCCACGATTAAACTCCTTTTTGATTACGCTAAAAACGGCGTCCAGCCATCAGTGTCCGATGGAATAAGCTTTAATGTCGCCCGATTCTCCTCGGTTTCCCTGTTTTCAAATTCAATAAAACCTGTTGTTCTGTAAACATCGCCAGAAGCCGTTTCATAAGACATTGGATAATTACCAGTACGTTCAGACAATTCTGTTAACCGGTCAGCCTCTGCTCCGTTAGCAGCCACAACAACATTTTCTCTCAGGGGAACCCTGCGGATTTTTTTTTGTATTGTCCTGCCAGAAGTTGGCACCCCTTCATTTTCAAACTTTGAATGCACTTCTGAGATATTCGTGTCTCCCAGAGCATCATACGATAGACCATCAAGCACTACTTTTTTAATGGTTCCTGCTACATCTCCCACTTAAAACCTCCTAACTTAAAACAATCGCGAGACTTACATCAAACTCAATTTCGGTGTTGAAAATACCACCTTCACCAGAATAAACTACCGGTAAAGTAATATTGAACCCATCACCACCAACTCTTATAGACACCTTGCTGCCGCCCTGAAGTTGCGCAATTGTGAATGCTGAAGAAAATATCCACGCATTTGATGCAAATTCTTTTGCAATTGCAACAAGATCATCTAAAACAGCGTCAACATCCCTTGCCTTGGCCCGGGAATTTACATTTGTCACTTTTGTAACATCGCTAACAATTGAAATTCCTTGCCATTTTTCAAGTGCAAAAAGGTCCTTTACAGAATTTAAAAGATTCTGAGTAATTGAAATGTTTCTCATTGATCTATAACCGTTTGATTCTACTGGGACATTATCCGGGTGATAATAAGAAACAACATTTTGCATAATGACTGCCCCATTTTTTGAGAGTGTTGGGGAAATCCCTGCTTTTACAGCCAGATCTCTTGAGTCATAGGCGCTTGTCCATCTGTCTGCGAGCGCACCTGGAATTATTTCTGGCAATAACTGGCCAATCGCAGTTTCCTCAGCGCGATTATTGTTCAATCTTGCCATAATTCCAATTGCAAGGGCTGAAATCTCAGAAGGGTGATTAGGTGAACCGGGAACAGAAATTGTCCCACTTGTTCTGTCGTTCAGCCTTCCATTACCAAGAGCAAGAACCGCGGTTAATCCGCCGGATCCTGTAGCAACATCCCCATTCAGAGATCTAAATGGTCTTGAAACTACTTTCTTATAATTACCTACGAAATCATTCCCAATTCCATTATAGGTTGAAAGCGCATCAAGGCTCGTTGTGTCGTTCCCATATCCATGAATAAAATCAGTGAAAAACTTTTCATTCTGATTATCATCTGAACCAAGGGCAGCAAGGGCATCCACCATGGCTGGAACTGTTGTCCCGCTTGCCATATCTGTAACCGCCGCGGTAACGCCCGTTGGCAATACTTCCCCGGCCTTTTCGTTAAGAGTAATGGAAATGTCATTGCCCCATAACCCTGTATTTTTTGCTGTGAAATCGCATACTGTCGTTGTAGCAATTCCAGAAAGCGGAAGTTCTTTTTTTGCTGTAACCGCTGCAGCGACTTTTGTCGCAATATTATCAGCTGTGTCAGCAGCTTCGATTGCAACCTCAACCAGAATTCCAGCGATATATAATGAAAGAACGCCGGCCAATACACCGGTGGATCCTACAAAATCAATATCACCAACAGCAACGATACCAGTTTCAGACTGTGGAACAACCCATGTCTCAATACCTCGTGAACCCTGAAATGCCCGAACCGCAAGACGATGCAACATGGTTCCAAAACCAAATTGATCTCCTGCATCTTCCGGTGAAAAAATCTGCACGGCAACTTCATCCACTACTGCAGTTTTTGCGGGGTCGTATGTTCCAATAATTACAATTTTCCTTTCCAAGACACTTGCAATTGGTTTGAACACAACGTTTTTCGCACCTACAGCATTAGCGGCCGCTAAGCTATTGCTATCAAACATATTATGTCACCTCCATTAAATATCACTTATTACACCTGTATTTTCATCATTGGGGTCTTCATTTATTGGCACCGTAGTCTCAATAATAGCCCCCTCTGAACCTGTCGCGCCAAGCACTTGTTCAGCACCCCTCATGGTTAATGTAGCAGAACCGGTTAATGTTACCAGCTCGCCCCTTGAGACCGGATCATCTTTTTGAAGTTCTCCAATCCAGCGATTTGCTATCAATCCCTCTGACAAACCCATGTCTGCATTTCTCGCATCCATTAAAATCTGATAAACAATATCAAAAAGTTCGTCCAGAGATTCATCTGCAATTGCTGAGGCAACTTGAAATTTTTGTATTGCCGTCGCAACTTGAGATGCTGTACTGCCTGAATCATTAATCACGGATAAATCGCCTTTTGCCGGCGAGCTCACCGTGAAATCAATTTTAAAACTCATATCGTGTTGAGTTGGGCCAGTCTGTCTTCCCCCTGCCTTTGAAAATTCTCCCCTAATATAATAAACCTGAACAGATCTATCATTATTAATGGATTCCAAAGCAGATTTACTTTGCCTTTGATAGCCGACAGTTCTGAATTTACCCGCTTCCGCAGGCCCTAAAATCTTATCTATTAATGATGTTTTCACATCCCTGAAAAGCATTGTCATTCTTGTTCAGCCCTTCTTAAATAAAATTTTATATATCCTATCGACCTGCCCCCCCTGAGAGAATTCGACGTATCAATTATAAAATCCTCTAATGGGGCCTCAAGGCTTGGGTCTTTCGGCATTTTAACCATCCACTTTTCCCCCGGAATCGGAATTCTATCAAGAGAACTTCTTCGCAGGGTTACAACCGGAACATTTACCGTTATCTCTTCACCAGTGTCGGGATTGAAGCTTTTTGTTTCATACATAACTTGACCAGCCAGATCATTTTCAGGGTTATTGGCAGACTTGTCCTGTATAGCACCATCAGGCGAAATTAAAATTACGGGTAATTCAAATTCCCCTTCGAGTGTTTGCGCAAGATCTGATTCTGCCAATTCCCTGAGGTTTGTCATTTTTTCACTTTCTTATCAAAGTGATTTTCTTTTTTTGGTTCTTCTTTTGCTGGGCTATCTTTCAAAAAGGGGCATTCCTGCCCCTCCTTGTAAACCTTAGCCCCCCGGTAAACCGTCTTGTTTTTCGGGACCTTAGCCATTATATACCTTTCTGGAAGCGCTAGTCTTCCTCTGTAAGTTCTTCAATCTGTTTTTCTATTGTCTTCAAAACCTTCTTTCTTTCTTCCTTTATTTGCCATTTCAAGAGACAATCAAGATCAAGAGTCTCCTTTACAACATTACATGCGTCTTTGTTGCTGAGAAGGCTAATATCTGCCTCCTTTTTAACATCGCCCTCTGAATCTGGAGCATTATCGACAACTTCTTTGGAAGGCTCTGTCTCTTCCTCAAGTGCCTCCTTTATTTTGCCTTTTTTCAGAAAAGATTCAAATCTTGCTGGCTGAAGATCGTTTCCCTTAACCTCTTCGCCTCGCCCGATCAATCTCCTTTTCTTTCCGCTCCCAACAGACAAAACACCTTTATGATTCCAAATAAACATTCAACACTCCTTTGTTATTTGCTAAGATCCGTTAATAGTCCAAACGCATCAGTCATTGTGGTAGCAAAAATCGGTGCAGCCTGTGCCCTTGCCGTTATTGTTTTGCCATTAGTCCCCTCATATGCATCAAAATAAAACATTCCAGGATTAATAACAGCGCCCTGATTCTTGATGTTTGCAGGAACCGGCGGTAAAGCAGGATTAAACCCAAAATTCTCTCTGTACATCTGGGCTTTTCCAGAAGTCATTGGAAGAATCTCGCTTGGTCCAAAATACCTGTCGCAACGTGCTCCGCTAAAAGCAATAAGTGCCTGATCAACCGGCATATACTTTGTGAAGGTTCCACCTGAATTGGTATAACCATCAACATAAGTAAATATCCAGAGTTCAAATCCAGCTGGAGTTCTTAAGCGACCCCTTGGGATAAATCCACCTGCCACAAATTTGTCGAATTTTGAAGGAACAGGGTTATTCATGCTCACCTGAATCAACTCAAATCTCCTGTTGTCGGCAAGCGCCTGAACGTCCGTGTCCTTAATAAAAGAATCAATTGCCTCTGAACCCAAGACCATCATGTCAGCGGTAACTTTTCCGTGTTCCCTTAAAAGTTCACACATGCCATCAATATCGCCAAAAATGTCTGGTGTTGTGTCATCCCATGCAACAGAAACGCTGTCTGTCAGTGCAGCATTCCTTCTGAAATCATAAATCAGATCATCATCGGTTGTTCCAAGAATTGAAACCATCTGACCATTAAGAACAGAATCTGCTGAAAGAACCTCGAAAGTTCTTACCATTCTGCGGATCTGTTCCTGATGGTGCTCAAGAAAAAGAGCTCTTAAACGGTCTTCTCTTGTCATGGCGCTGTAAGGATTTTCCCCAGCAAGCCTTTTGTTGATCTGATCAGCAGTGACATCACTTTCCTCTTCCATTAATGGATAAACCCGAGAAAAGGTAGTGTAATTTTGAGTGCTCAGGTTCTTCTGTCCTGAAATACTGCGCCCATTCCCGCCTCTATTGATCAATGCGGCAATTCTTTCATTCGCGCGCATAATGTCGATTTCAACAACATCTGCATTTGGGCTGAAAACAGTTTTTGCTCCAGTTTCAGGTCTCCCAAAAAACGATTGAAATGCTGTCGGAACCCCTACAATCTGCTTTTCATCAAAAGCAGAGACCATTACTCTTGAGTATTGGTCGGTCGCTAATGGTGTGTTAAACATATTTAATCTCCTTTTAATTAATTTTCAAAACTTGAAATATCAATAGTATCTTCATTGAAAATGCCCCTGTAGGCCATTTCGTCCTCAACGCTATTGCCGCTTGGCAAAATGGTTGTGAGCGCAAGTGAATTTTCAAGAACCAGCTGGTTTTTATCGATATAAGCATCACCAACAAGCACCTGTTTGTCCGGAATCGCTGCAGCAACAATTGCGGCTGCTGTAATCGAAGGGCCCATGTAAATCCCAGCAAATTGCTGAGCGCCATTCAGGGCTGCTGGATCAAGTGGTAAATATTCTGATCCTGCTGCAACAGGCAATGTAAATAAATCACCTACCTCAAAATCAGTTCCACCATCTGTGATTATGAAAGTTAATCCTGCTACCTGAAAAGTTGTTGCAACGCCAGCGCCTGCTGTCATAAGAAGATTGTCTGCAATCAAATTCCCCTGTGGATCTTCAAGTTTGAAATTTCCGCCATGCCCAATTTTTTCTATACATTCAAGGTTGTAATTCCCTGATTGAACCCCGCCAACGCTTGCCGGAAAGGCCAGAGCAAATGTTGTGCAGGTTCCATTTCCTGTATTCGTCCCATCAACAACTGCACCAACGATAATTCTTATTTTCCCCAAAGCCGTAAACGGCGCAAGGGCTATGGATCTTCCTGTGTCTTTTGCGATAACACCGTCCTGTTTCAAAGCTGCTGGAGTAGCGAGCCTGATAAAAGGAACTGTGGTATTTTCCCTACTTACTTGTACGACCATCATCAACCTCCATTAAATATTTTTTAAGTTTGCGATTGCAGCTTGTTCATCATCATCGTTTTCAAGCTTACCTGTTTGAGCCTTCTTTCCTTCTTTATCCGAATGAGTTTCTCCTTGTGCGGCAGTCTCTTCCTGCGCTGCAGCCGATTCTGCGTCAGCCTTTGTTGCATCATAAGCGGCAACGGCGGCATCAAGTGCATCTGCGGATTTTTCATCCTTAATAACAGACACTGCTAGTTTAGTAATCGGATCTGGGTAATCCGTTCCTAAATATTTCGCAGCACTGTCAACAGACTTTTTCATTTTTTCTTTCGCAGCCTTTTCCCCATCGGCAAAAGATTCAGATTTAATTTTCTTCACCTCTTCAGCCATTGCAGGGTTTGCGGCCAACATTTCTTCTAATGTCATATGACCTCCATCGTTTTGTTTTGGATCCGCAACAGCTGCGGTATCGCCAGTTTCAATATTTGATTCAGAACCCTCTTGGCCCTGAGAATCAACGGTATCAAGGGCTAATCCAATTAAGCCATCAATCAGACCAGCATTCAAGGCGTCTTTCGTGATCATTACGCCGCCCTTGCCAAAATCAGAAATTACTTTTTCTTCTGAAATTTTTCTCCCAGAAGCGACTCTTGAAATAAAAACTTTTTCAATTGCATTTGCCCTGTCTCTTAAAAGTTCAATCCCTTTTTTTGTTGAAACATCGGCATGCTTATTGGGTGCATTCTGAGATACTATCACAATGCGTTTAAACCCAAGTTGTTTCAAATATGCAGAATCATCATATGTTGAAATTATTACACCAATGGATCCGGTCTCTGTCGTTGGGGCTATGGCAACAATTTTATCCGCTGCGCTTGCGATCCAATACCCTGCAGACGCGATCATCCCATTGTTTTCCGCAATAACCTCTTTTTTCTTGCAAAGAGCATCAATTGCCTGAAATGTTTCATCAACTCCGTTAACGGCTCCCCCGGGGGTATCCATTTTTAATGTTACCGTTTTAATTTCTTTATCGTTAAGCAAAATATTGGCACATTCAATAATATCAAGATATGCTGTGCCGCCAAATCCGAAAAACATATCGATGAAATCCGGGCCAGTCTTTGAAAGTGGGCCTATTATAGAAATAAACGCCTGGTCTCCTGAAATCTCCAAAATAGAGGGAAGGTCTCCGCGTGCGTTCTTCTTGTCAAAAAAACTTTTCATTTCTTCTGGTGATGCTTTATGGATATCAAATCGCGCCCGCTCGTTAAGATATCCTTGTAAAAAGTTTTTTTCACAAGCCCAAAGTTTATTGATTATTTTCATTAAACACCTCAATATTCATGTATATATGCCTTTACATCAACATTATTGCTTCCTGAGCCAGACATTAATGTCGCAGAAAGCCTCGTCCCAAGCGGCAAAACCGGGCATTGAATTGGAACCGAAGAACCCCTTACCTGATTTGTGTCCCGGGTGAATGCGGTTTCTGCTACAAAAATTTCGCTGGCTGGGGCTCCTTTGTATATTTTTAAAACATAATCATCATTGGCCGAAATGTTTCCCAAAAGAATGTGGTGGACATCATATGGCTCAGCAATTGTATCAACAGGTATAACTTGAACCTTTGACCCTTCTGTCCACGCGCCAACTCCTGCGGTAATGTTTACTGGGCCTGCGTCTCTTGGATAAACAATAGATGGTGAATGGATATGATGATCGGCTATAAAGCCCGCCAAAAGATAAAGACTTCCTTCTCCGGGGGGCAAGATTGTTTCATCATCTTTGTTTCCAATGACCTGCTTGACAAGGGCATTTAGTGTGCTGTTTGCAGCCGCAACCAGTTCTGGTGATGGTCCGTTGCCTATCATACGTCCACCCTTACCCTTCCGGCTGAACCAACGGGCCAGATATAAACATCTATACCTGCCGTTGCGCTTATGGCTTCATAGTCTGGCTCTTCGGCCCTAAAAATTGGAACGCCCTCATCTTGTGTTGTTGGGGCTCCCCCTCCTGTCATTTTATATGTGCTTAAATATTGCCCTTTGATGGTTTTCCAAATTGTTCCAGATGTAACATTTGTCGCGACCTCGGTCCATTCGCCAGCTGGACAATCCACAAATACTGGATCAGACATTTTTAGCTCCTTTCTTCCATGGGGCTTCAGGTAATTCTGAAAATTCCCTTGTTAATTTAGCCCGGTTTGATTTCCCAGAAGACCCATTAAGATTTCTTGATACTCTGTCGAGTGTCTGAGCCCCCATTTCAACATATTCTTTATCTGCTCTTGCGGTTCGCATTGGATCAATATTTGGCATCGGTGCGCCAATCCAACGATTATTTAACCATGCTTGCTTTAATCTTGGATCGCTCCACCCTGGAGCGCTAATTCTTCCGGAAGCTATTTCCTCAGAAAGCCATGATTCATAAATGGGATTCATGAAGTCGGCAGCCATTTCTTCTCGCCATATTTTTGCAACACTCCAAAACAAAATTAAAGCCGCCCTCGATGCTGAATAATTTTGATTAAACTTCATTAATAATACTTCCACCGGCATGCCGGCAGATGCACTTAAATATGAAGTAAATGCGTCTACAAAAGAGTCATAGGATTCAGAGGGGGCTTTCCCGTCAAATGGTTTAAGGTCTTCTCCCTCTAAAAGATTAAAAACGCCAACGCTTCCGGGCTGTGTGATTGCGGCTTCTGGCATCGGGCAAAAAGCAACTCTGTTTGTTGAATCGGTTGTCACGTTCTCGGCATTATCTGCCGGGACTGGATCCGAACCAAACTGAGAAATTGGGCCTGCTTCCCTTACCCTGGCAATATCCTCCAGGGGATTAGATGCTGGATTATCCTGGCTTGGTTTTACATACATATTTATGTTTGATTGATTTATTGCTTTTTTGATTTGCGCAAGAGTAAAATCGGTAACATCGCTAAATTCTTGCAATATGTGATGTAATCTTGAATATCCCCTGCCCTGTCCAGAAAACTCTGGATTAAACCCGTGAAGCATCATTCTTCTTTTAGATTTTGTTCCAATTGCCGGGATGGTCTTGTGCTCAAAAGAAACATGTTGATATCCATTTATTGTTTTTCTTTTTTTAAGCAAAATTTGATATGCTTTTTCAACGCCAGAATTATCGCGGATAATTCCATCATGTATTGTACAATTCATATATCCTGCGGTGCTTGTAAACGTATCCCCTTTAATTTGGTCCGGATCAATAAAATCTATTTGCAGGGGATTTATGAGTTTTTTGTCTTTAGAATAAAAAAGCCTGACAAATATATCGTTGTCTCTTTGCTGCATTATACTATAGAGCCTTTGGTTCTGATAAAAATTATTGGTTTGGGATCTTTGAGAAAACTTAGATCTCGCCCATGAATCAAAAGCATCCTCAACATGGCTCGACCATTTTTCAGCAGCCTCGGCAGATATTCCCAAGATTTCCCATTTTGGGACAGATTCTAAAAATAATCCAATTTCAACAATTGTATCGGCAAATCTATCAACAAGTGCTTTTGCTTGCGTAATTGTCGCATATGCACTTCTGGCATTCTGTCTGGTCCTGTAGTGGTCTATTATATGACCTTTGCCGTCTCCAGTAAGGCCATGAGGATACTTAGCACCACCAGAATGGCCGCCGTAAGAATAATTGTTGTAATTAGATAAAGGATAACTTGAGCTGGACGCTTCAAAAGATTTGTTAGTTTTCGGAGCAAAGGTCTCCACCGGCCAGATAATTTTTTTTATAAGGTTTTTTATTTTCATTAATAAAGTCTTCCATTATAAGTTGTGTTTGCCCTTCTCCTTAGGCTTAAGGTCGTTAACCCAAAACCGCTTAATCTTCTTTTTATCGCATCAAGCCGAGCCTCAATGCTTTTAATTGTCTTTTCTATTTCTTCCAGCTTTCTCCTTTTAGCTGTTTGTCTGCCATCACCAGAGTCAAAAGAATAACTCTCAATGTCCCCTTTTTCAAGAAGCATATCGTATGCTGCATCTGCTTTTGCCAGCTGCGCCAATAATTTATTGTATCTTTCGATTAAATCTTGTCTTGTTGAACTTCTCAAACATGCCATATTTAAATTATAGCATTAATTTTATTTTTGGCATGATCAATATTTAGGCACTAAAAGTTATTGATTTCATTATTTATTTTTTATTTTTTTTTGTTTTTGAATCTGAGACTTAAGATGTTCAATAACAAATCTATGATTAACGTCCTCAAGCTGAAGTTTAGTATATCCTTTATTTTTATATGCAGCCTTTATATCAAAGACCAGACTGTCCAAATAAACATCACCTGCGCAAATAGCATATACGCTAGTATCCAATGCCTCGTTGGCCCTTCCTTTGGGCAAATGAAATGAGCCGTCTTTTCTTTTTTCTTCGGCTGTTAATTGTTTAAAAAAGTCTTCTCCGTATTCTATCGGAAAATCAAAGAATCCCGGTCGTTGCTCCCCAACATCTGCCCTGTTAATTTTCAATGTATTATAGATAAGTGTCTTATAATAATTTGTTGAAATTTCATACAGAATCGTATCTTCGGATATTTTCGCAGCCCTATATCTTTTAAAAGTGGATGCCATTAATTCATCGCCTTTTTCGTGCTTTTTCTTTTTTAATGACTGAAACCCCTTAATCGGATAT